GGGGTATCCCCCCCCTTTTGATTCAGACGTTAGCTACGATATAGCTTGAAACATCTAATCTTAAATGATAATTGTACTCTTTTTGTAATAGTGTAACCTGCGCCAGAATGCAGTCACTCGAAATCTCTTAGTATGATTAACATTGAGTACCAAATGTTAAAAATCCGTGTGTTATAGACACATCGATCTTTTGGTTTTTATAACCAACCGGGCCACGGACACCACAATTCCTTATGGCTAAACCTCTTATTACCTTTTCTAGAGTTTAGCCCCCCGAGGGCCCCACCCTGTCGCCACTTAATTGTGGCATATCTAGCGGATTAGACACCGCACCTCTTTCATACCGGCGTCAAGCACCGGTTCTTTGTTTTTCTTATCATGGCCCAACCCCATTTAGTTGAACTTTGGACGCTTGTCGTCCGGGTCATTAAAGAGAAGCTTTTACACCTTCGTCATCAGGACCCTGTTGATCTTTTCAACATTGTTGTTTCCTCGATGCGTTGGTATTCCGCTTTGTCCCTCTTGTTTCCAGTAACAGTTGATATGCTAGTAATGTCTAGCAGCTTCTATTACTATGGATGGACTTTCTTTTGGTTTTACGTGTACACTCAGGTTTACTTCCTGACGTACCTAGCCTTCACCATTGCCACAATCTACTTTCAATCTCATTCAATGGTGGACGTGTTGATTCTTTGGAATCATTACGTTATCTTTCCACATGTGGGTTATTTAATTGACCCACCTGTGGCTGCTTGCCACCCTGGTTCCTTAATTGTGAATTATTGGCATGTAGCATTTCCAGGTGTATGTGACACCTGGCCTGAGTCCCCGCTGACCAACATCCCGAGCAACAGCTCCCTTCATTTTTAAGAAAATGTCAGTTTGGAACTCTGAACTTCAGAAACTTGTTTCTGTGTGCCCCTCTTTAGGGTCACTAATTGCTCTAGCGGAATCGCTGGAGATCGAAGTTCCTCCTTTGGAGTCGCTTCCTTCGGTGGACGAGTATGCGTATGCCATTCAGCAACGCACTTTTCCCATGATTCCCCCGCCTTCCAAGGAAGCGCGTGGCGGATGGTCCGATGAGGGCCTCAAGAAGTCAATGGACTTTTATATTCTTTTCGGAGTCAGCTCCCAGTTTGGGCAGCTGGCTCGAAACGTTGTACTACATACGAAGTACCGTCGTTTGAATCGCTCTAATAAGCGAGGAATCAGTAAGAATTTTCATAAGTCCGCTGACACTTCTCAGCGCAAAATGTATCATAGCATGTTTGCTGCTTTGAACAAGAAGAATTTGTCTCTTTTCACCAAGGAAGATCGCAACGAAGTCGATGGATATTATCTCCACGACGGCAATCTCCCTAACGGTCAGCCTTTGCAGCCATTTCAGAAGAGATGGCTCATGACTGTGGCCAAGAGGGGTTCTTCTTCTGGTCATAAGATGCCTGTGTATCACCCCCCTCACAAGAGGGAGGATTTGCACAAGCCTATCCCTGACCAGTACTCTCCTTACGAGGAGAAACCTGAGTTTGTTCCGTGGTTGGGAGTTAATCCTCCCAAGCCACCGATCAAACCACCTTTTGCTCCAGACATTGATAGGTGCTACCGCGCCTCCGTAGCAAGATTGCCTCGATTTCTTCAGGCCCAGATTCCCAAGCTTGGGAAGCGGCCTAAGGATCACTTTCTTTGCGCTAATGGAGCTGCCGTTCTCTGTATTTACTTTCGTAGGCTCAAGCGTATGAAGTCCATTCAAGAGAAGGCTTTTGTTTTCTGGGGCAAGGCTAACTACCATGCCCAGTACCCACGCACGTCGTTGGGTGCATTGTTAGCCGAGAGCATTTGCTCTCGTTCCACTTCTTCGTTTATTACTAGCGCGGGAGTGGTTCCGTCTTTTGATTTTGGTTTACTCCAATACCCTTTGCTCGACACCGATAAGCGGTTTAACCGCTTTATTAAAGGTTTGTTTGAGCAGGGAGTGGCGGCCGAAACGCAGTCTGATAAAGACAGAGCTCGTTCAGCCATTCAGAAATGGCTGGCAGTCCGCAATCCTCAGTATCGGTTCCGGTGGGACGTCCATTTGGATGTTCTGTTGGACAGCGTTGTCACTTTAGATAATGTTGGTCCTGCTATCTCACCTATTTTTGATGAGGTGGATCCTGAAGGTCTTGAATACCAATCAGGAACCACTGATACGTTGAGTGCGGTCTTCGACATTTCATTGTTTTTCGTTCAATTAAGGTCTTGTTCTAATTGGTCAGGAATTGCTGCTTTGGTTATTTCAACCTTGCGCCGTTTTTCTGTTCCATTTTCTTTCATACAAACTTTTGTTGGCGATTACTCTGGCTTGGCGTACCAAACTACGTTCGCCTCAACTATTGCTGGTGCTTTTACGGAAGCGTATGACGCTTTTGTTGCCAGTGAGTTGGGCGTTCATCTAGCCAAGGTTATTTCCACTTTCTCCATTGTTGGAGTTTTGGGAGCACTTGGCATAGCAGGCACTGCGGAGCAGTGGAAGCTACGTGTAGCTAACCTCGAACCTTTATTGGTAAGTGGTCGCAACACAGCTCTGGAGACTTTGGTTTCCAGAACCATTCGTCTTGTGCGAGTGTTTTACGAACGCCTTTCTGAGGCATTCGCCCGTGGGGACCTTTCCATATTGTGGGGAGGTACCCGAACTTTGTCCGATTGGATGGATGTTGGGCGTTGCGTCTTAGATGAGCAGCTTCTTAACGAGCCTAATCGCATCTCGGTGGTACAAGCCTTCGAGCGCAAGATGGCAGCTGGGGAATTTCCCTCCAGTATAAACAAACTCCTTAGCCGCAATGAGTTAATTGATTTGATCGACACCCTTGTAAAGGACGCCGACGCGTTAATTGCTTTTTATTGTGAGAACACTGTTGTTCTTCGTAACATTGAGGTTAGGGTTGCGGCCCTGAAGCATCGGGGCGCCCATTTTAAGCGCCAAGTCATCGACGGCTGTAGACGAATCCCTCCTTTGGGACTCTTCTTCAGTGGTACGACTGGCTTAGGCAAAACTTCGATCGTTAATTTGATCCACCGTTCCATCGCTCAGCGTATGGATTGGGAAAAGGAGTCCAGTGGTATGCACCACGTTAGCTTAACAGCCAATTTTCCTGTCTACAATAGTGGGCAGTGGCATTGCGTAGCCGATGATATCGACAACGTTGCGGTTGCAGCTGGGTCCCCGAACCATTACTCTTTTGTTCTAGACACTATCAATGATAAGCCTATGAACATTGAGGCGGCGGCTATTGAAGATAAAGGTCGGATGTGGGCTAGTTTTGGTCTGTTTTCTTACTTGACCAATCATGATAGTGGCAATTTTGCCAACATCACTAATAGCTCGGCTCCTTTTTGGAGACGTTTTACGTTCTCCATTAAGGTGTTTCCCAAACCTCGTTTTTGTCACCCAGGCACTACGTGCTTGGATCCTGAAAGAATTGAGGAACACACCTCTGATCTTTGGGATAGGATTGAAGTACACAAGCTCGACCTTAGGTTGATGGAACATCGTTGTCCAACGGATCCATCGCCCTTTGTTCTTTTTAAATCTTTTAACAGTCTCCCTCAGTTTCTGAGTTGGATTGCTACTGAGTTTGAAGAGAGACATAAAGCCAAGAGAGAGGCTGCTGATAAGCAGTCTGAGGCTGATTGTTGTTCCCGTTGTGCATTACCAATTTTTGACCATGCCGACAGTGTTGAGTGTCAGAGTCTTCTGCTTGGCTTTTTGAGCCTAGCAGGGTTCTGGTATGTAACACCGATAATCTTCAATTTTGTTCTTAATTATTGGAACAAGTTCCATGAATACCTTATGGTAGAGTGGGACAAATTTTTGCTCACCACTATACCAAACAAGGTGTTAGGTGGTTCAACCTACGGAGAGTTTCTTTGGGCTCAAACGGCAGCGGCTTACCGCCGTCATTATGCTCGAATAGTAAACCGTAGTTTACTTCTCGGTGGTTCCTTGACAACTATAATTGGATCTTTGTACTTGCTTTATCAGCACTACAATAGTATGCGTGTAGTTTCTCAGGGACTGACCTCCGAATCGAACCCGGTCCCCCAGGGAATACCTTCCAGGGACAATTGGGTTCGGGTACCTGTTCAGTACACTCGGCCCTATGCTTCATTGCCTGGGACCACTTGGAGTCTATCTGACTTGCAACAACTTTTGCAGGAGTCCTTACTGAAGTTCCAATATGGAAATTCGGTGGTATGGGGCATTCATTTGAAACAGAATTGTTTCCTGTTGCCCTGGCACTTCTTCGGAACCACTCCGAATGGCATTGAAACTCTATTCAACCCTGGTCATAAGGTCAGGGGTTTTTGGAATGGAGCTGTCTTCGAAACACTGGTTACTGAACTTAGTGTTATGCAAGTCCCTGGACGGGACCTGGCTATCTTGTACGCCCCCGAGGCGGTTCATTTGAACCGCTCGGTTTGGACTAAGATGGCCGCAGTCGATATAGCTGCACCGGAATTAGTTCCGGATGCTCTCACGTTGATTCGTGGGGCTGACGTTGCCACTCTTCATAGGGGTGTGACCTCCGTCAGTAAATATGGCTCACGAGCTATCGACCACCATATGTGGGAATACGAGATTCCCACAGAAAATGGAGATTGCGGTTCTCCGGTGATTATTCATCGGGCCAACGGTTTCTATTTGTCTGGCATGCATGTTGCTTGTCGTGGTGGAAAATATGGAGTTGGTGAGTCAATTAGCCAGCAGGCTATTTCTCCCACTTTGACTAAGCTGTTGGAGGCTCAGTCCGTGCAACCCGTTGACAACATGGTCTATCAAGATCGTGATTTGACTATTGACCCCCCTATTTTTGGGGAGTTACCACTCAAGTCGTCGCTTTGGGCACAGCTCTCTTCGCCTCAACCAGTACAGGTCACCGTTCGTGGCACCGTTTTGAATTTTAGATCAACTAGATTTAAGTCCGAAGTGGTCAATATGCCAGAATGGGAGAGGTGGGAACACTTGTCACGCAAGCATTGTGGTGAGTTTCCTGTAGCCTACCGACCCTCTCCGAAGGGGCGTATGAGTGATGGTCACTGGATGGATCCGTTCACTGTCAATTTGACGGGAGCGGACAACACCAGTGGTGATCCTCGTATTTGGCGCCTAGCAGTAGATGACTATCTACATGGAGCTGATGAATTGCACTACCTTGATAGTATCAGACCTTTATCCCTTAATGATGCCTTTTTAGGGCTTCAGGGTACGGATATCGGGGGAACAGCGCTTTCTACTAGCGTTGGGCCTCCGTATAACGGCCCCAAGCGGAAATACATGGAGTTTGATCATACCGATAGAGTAGTTTTCATCGATCCTGCTATTTTAGACCACTATGATCGTATCTTAGAGGTCGTTAAGCGTGGAGATGCTTATTCTCCTGTTTGCAATTACATTCTTAAGGATGAACCAATTAGCTTGGCCAAAGTCGAGGCTTGTAAGGTTAGAGCTTTCACAGTTCTGCCTTTTGCCTTTAATCTTTTGCTAAAGCAATATTTTGGGCCCTTGATGAATCTTTGTAGACACCATTGCTTTTTCTTTGAAACAGCCATCGGAATGAATGCTTGTGGTCCTGAGTGGACTAAATTGCATGATTGGTTGTCTGACTTTCCCCATTGGGGTGCGGCTGATAACTCATTTTTCGATGTTAAGGAAAGCACTCACGAAGCCATCGCTGTCATTGATTTGATGTTGCGTTTGTGTCGTATGTGTAATTACACCGAGGAGGAGCTCACGATTTGTCGTGGGCTGCTGTTTGGTTGCGTTTACACTACCCGAGTCATAAAGGGAGACGTTTTCTACGCCTCCTTCATGATGTCCACTGGGTTCTGGTTGACAATTTTGATCAACACCTTCCGCAATTGTTTGCAGCGTCGGTATTGTTTCATTTATTTACGACCTGATCCCAATCTCATTTTTAGAGAGGGGATTCATCAGATGACTTTGGGTGATGATAACGTATCAACCACTATCTGGCCTTGGTTTCACCAGAAAGCTATTCAGGCAGCAAGCCGAGAGTTTGGAGGCGTTGTAACAGACGCTCACAAGCGATTGGACATTGCTTTGTTTGAAGACCCGTCTGAGGTTACGTTCTTGAAACGCAGCTTTGTTAGACGGGGAGACGTGGTTTTGGCCCCCATTGAGATTAAAACCCTCATCAAGATGGCCACCTTGCGCATTCGTAATAAGAATCTTATGGAATGCGATCATGCGTGCACCTTGTACTCCAACATTATGGCGGAGGCATGGATGCATGGCGAGGAAGTTTTTAACGAATTTCGCTCTGTTATTGATGAAATCATAGCAGAGAGAGGTTATCACTCCATTTTCTTGAAGTTGGAACCTTACGAGAGATATGTTACGGCTCATGCCGCTAATCAGCTCTCCACTTGGGATCCAGCTTCCAATTTTCTCTAAACAGTATGACCTCTACAGCCCTTGATCCTACGGAACTCGTTTCCCTTACTGCAACAGACAACACTTTCGAGATTCCCGCCGTGGAAACTACGAAGGTTGCGTCTTCTGACACTACTAGTGTTAAAGTTGGCCATATGGCCACCCCTGGCAATGTTTTCGAACGTGACACACTTATTGGTGAATTTACCATCACTAATGTGGACGCGGCTGAGACTAACATTGCCGGAGCGTTTGACCCCTTTTATGAGTATTTAAATAATGCTCTTATTAAGAGTTATACCGCCCCATTTGGTCAAATTAATTTTGGCCTAATTCTCACTGTGCGTATGATTGTTCCTGGCTCTTGCTATGGAGTGTACAACGTACAGTGTTTGTGCGATGGTGGCCGCGATGCTACCACGACTCTGGTGTCTCTGGAGGATGATATTCCAGATGACAATTACCCAACCAGCACACAGGATGTCCACACTTTTCTAAATGTTGACATTAAGAATTCAGCGGTGTTTGAGTTGCCTTGGATACATTTCAACGACTCTTACCCGTTGGCTTCTCTTCCTTTGGGGGCCAGTTATGGCCCTGGTTGCTGGCGGCTTCTCATTTGGGGTTTGAGTCCTCTTCAGAACACTCTTTCTACAGCGCCTTTGACCGGACGCATCCAAGTTTACGCTCGAATGATGCCTGGTTACTCGCTTGAGAACCTGGCTTATCAGAGCGGTAAGTCTACGATGTCTTCTGGCACTTCACTTCTTAGCCGCGGTATGGCCACTCTTGGGGAGGCGATGCCTTCCATTGCCCCGCTTACCGTTCCCCTTTCCAAGGGATTGGCGGCAGCGAGTAGTGTGGCAGACATGTTCGGTTTCACTCGTGATTCTGCGCCTGTGGCACCCACACCTATGGTCCGTCGCATGATTAATAATCTAGCTCCCGTTGATTCGGAGGACACTGGTGAGATTGTCGCGCTCAGTGTTGCCAATTCGGTGTCGATAGACCCCGCCATCGGTGGTGGTTCACATGGTGATCCTACTACTTTTGAGAGTTTGATGGAGCGCTGGACCATCATGGACATTATTTCTATTACTCCTGAGACTACGGGGTTCATTAGAGATATCCCAGTGACACCTTACATTCTTAATCGAACTTCTACCGGTCTCTATCCCACTGTTGCGGGATGGATTGGCATGCCATTTTCATCGTGGCGCGGTTCGATGGAGTACGATATCTATATCCCATCTTCAGCTAACATCCAAGGCTCCATTCAGGTAGCCTGGGATCCCGATCCGAGTTCAGCTATTTCTTATGTTGGTGACATTACTCACAAGTTGTCCAACGTGATTATTGACTTGAAGGGTACTTCCAGCACCCGTATCACTGTTGATTATTCACAGCCGAAGCCTGTGGCTGATGCCATTTGGGTTAGAGAAACGGCTACTTTGATTGTACCTACGGGTCTCAATGGGCGTTTGGTTTTCATAATGAATGCTCCTTTAACGGCCCCTCGAGAAGGTTTTTACAATCTCAACATTATCGTTATGGCTCGTGCCAAATCGAATATGCGTTTCGGGAACCCTTCTTCGCGCTCTAAGCGTAATCAAGGGGGCAATGGTGTGAACCTTGCGTTTGATACTCACGACATTAAGTACCAGTCGGGTTCAGTTGATTCGGATATGCATCATCCAACTTCTTCTTCCGAGTCTGTGACTCTGAATAAGGCTTCGGATAAGTATCCTACCACTGAGCTGTTCTTTGGAGAAGAGTTTCACTCCGTGAGGGCTTTAATGCAAAAACTTACCCCTTTGGGGACCGTTCTTTACAATGAGATTTCTAGCATTGCATATTGGCCCCATTTTCCCCCAATGCCTTCGTCTTCCACAACGGTGGAGTGGGCTCAGTTGTTTTTAGCAACTTCTCAGCCTCCTCCATCTACCTACTTGGGTTGGTATTCAGCTGCCTTTGTTGGGCAGCGTGGATCCACCCGAGTAAAGTTCGTTAGTGGAACTACCGAGCAGGTTGATGGTTTTTCCATGCCTCCTGGACTTCCAGCTAACATTCCGTTGGCGCGAGGTTTCGAGGGTCTCATGATTTTTGATCGTCAGACAGCTGGTAACGCTTTGGGGGCGGAGTTTCAGTTTCCGTATTATAGTAATGTCAAGTACTACTTGACTAGGGCCATCTATGATTACGATAGCATCAATACCCAAAACGGTAGGTTTGATTACCTTCTGGAGAGGTCCGATGGGGACTCTACAGGTTCACCGATTTATATTGGTGCCGGCCCCGACTATTCAGTAACCCGGTTTCGTAGGATTCCGAGTTTAAATATTCCCAGCATTGGTTGAAGAACATCTTGTCTTCAACCACCACAATCCCCGGTCAGGGGGATCGCTTTGTTTTTCATCAGGGCGAGAGTCCTGACAATTTTCAAAGTTAGATGTATACATTTGACATTCCCAAAAA